CTAATTCTTGGTGGTTGCAATAAACCTGTAGCAGATATAGTAGCTTTACCCTTACTATAACTATCGTTGTGAACTGCGTTTATTATCTCTTGTGGTATGTTGTGCCTATTGGTATATTTCATTATATTCTAATAAGTCTTGATCTTTTAAATTTTCAACATACATTTCTAAATGTCTTGGTTCTGCGTAGTCCCAAGTTTTATCTTTATGTAAGATCAAATAAATTTCTTGGTGTCTTGACCATTCAATTTGTTTTTCACTTTCCTTGAACCAATAACTATCATGTACTTGATAGTCGTTAAAGTTTCTTACTATTTTATTTATAGTTTCTTGTCTTTGTTCTTCTTTCATAATCTCCATATGCCAACTCCATCATCTAGTGATCTAACAGTAAATTTATAGTTAGGATTCTTTTGCGTGAATCTGAAGCAGTAGTTCCTAATAATCTTTGCTTCTTTGGGTATTTGTGACTTGGGTAATTCTATATTTATAG